TTCTTCGGCCCGGCGCTGCCGGGTGGTCTTGGCTACTGTGCGGCCGGTGCTCGTTTACCTCTGCGCTTGAAGCTCTCGTGCAGCCGCCTCTCGGCGATCTCTGCACTGTACCCTTCGCGCTGGTTGGCGTCCAGCGTGCCGGTCGCGCCTCGCTGGAGCTCTTTGTAGATGGTGGTGTGGTGAACGCTCAGGCGGGCCGCAATATCGACCGGCCGATCTCCGAGCAGATGCCACGCCTCGATCTTCTTCCTGTCCTCGAAGGTCAGGTAGCGGTACTTTCCCGTCGGTCTCACCTCCGTCCTATGGGGTCGTAGTAAAGAAAAAACGCACAGCCGACTCACTTGAGTCTCTGTGCGTTTAATGATAATGGACAGCCGGCCATTTGTCAAGAGTAAATGCACAAAAAAGCAAAAATATTTTTTATGAGGCCAGAATGAGGGCGATTTCTTCCCGGAAAAGCTGCTCGGAGCACAGATAACCGAACATTTTGCGGGGGTAGTTGTTCAGCCAGTCCTCGATCCGCTTGGTCTCCTCGTAGGAGATCGTGCTCAGGTCGGTGCCCTTCGGCAGGTGCCGACGTATGAGGCCGTTCTGGTTCTCGTTGGATCCGCGCTCGCTCGGGCGGTAGGGGTGGCAGTAGTAGACCTCAGTGCGAGATCCCCGGCCGGTGACGCTGCGCTCGATCCCGGCGGCGTCTGCAAACTCGCAGCCATTGTCGCAGGTGATCGACTGGAAGATCAGCGGGAACACTTTAGAGCCGACTTTCTTCTCGAGGGTGTCGAGGGCAGCGACGACGCTGGCGCTCGTCTTATCCGGCGAGGGGATGATGATCTCGCGGCGGGTCTTGCGCTCGGTCATCACGATGTAGGTGTTGCTGACGCCTTGGCAGCTCTCGACGCTGTCCATCTCCCAGTGACCGAAGGTGCTGCGGTCGTTGATGTGCTCGGGGCGATCCTCGATACTCCGGCCCGCAGGCTTGCGGGGCATGGATCCGGCCGGGCGCTCCGGCTGGTGGCGCTTGCCGTGCTGCGGCAGCATGGAGACGGTCAGCTCGTCGCCGAAGATCTCGCCGCGGATGTAGTTGTAGGCGGTACTCGCGCAGATGTGGGTCTTGAAGGGCCAGCCCTTGACCTCGGCCTCACCGATTGCAGCCTCCGGGCTGTACTTCTCGTCGCGGATCTTTGCGATCAGGTAGTCGGCCAGCTCGTAGTCGTTGCCGATCTTCAGCTCCGGGCCCTTGGCGCGGAGGTTGGCCTCATAGCGGGCCTGTGCGCCTTCGGGGTTGTATCTGGTCTCGGTGGTGTAGTCGCTGTTGAGGTGCTCGTAGGTGCACCGCTTCAGCTCCCGGTAGATTGTCGTATGGTGGACGCCGAGCTCCTTGGCGATGTCCGTCGGCTTCATTCCCGCGCGGATGAAGGCGTCGAGCTGGATGCGCTTGGTCGGCGTCAGATGGCTCCAGTGCTGTCCCATTGTGTTCCCCTCCGTGATAA